TTTTAACACAAAATACATTTTAACAAATATTTAACATAAAAAAAAGCAACCATTTCTGATTGCTTAATCCCCCGTTATTAAATTAATCGTAAATGTAAGACCTACCGCTAAACCTTTTTTGATAACTTTTGATTAATTATTTTTCTGTATACTTCATTAACTGATTCTTTATTGTTTCCACGTTTCCAGTTAAAGTCTATAATTCTATTTATTCTTTGCAGTGCTGATTGTTTACTTTTCATATTACAAATGTTTTTAATTTTTCAATATATAAAGTTGCATCCATTAATTCTTGCTGAAGGTGATTCATCCAATCTAAAGGAGTTAAATCTGTTCTATCAAGTGTAACGCCATATTTATTAATTCCTACTTCAGAACGTTGTTTAAATTGTTCTATAACTGATTCTACTATTGTGTCTTTCATTTGTTCTTTTTTAAACTTTATATATAAAAATCCTGAGTTTTCAAATCCACATTCATTTTTCCACCAATGCATTCCATTTTGTATGTTATTTAATACATAGTGATTTTCAGCTAACCATTGTGCAAATTTAACATCATTATTATTATTTTCGCACCATTCTTCAATTGTTATTTCTTTATCTTTCATTTTCTTTTTTATTTTATTTTCTCTTTTTGGTCTTTCAAATATATCTATTGTTGTCCACATTATTTAAATCTTTTTGAGTGTTGTTTATAAAGTTCCATTGTTTTCTTTAACGCTTCGTATTCTGATAATTCTAAATCTTGTACATTATCTTTTAAAGTATGTACTTCTAATCTATTTGATATTTGAAATTTAACTACTTTATATTTTTTTGAATTTTGTATTGGCTGTATAACATAAGCTAAATCATTTTTATGACAAATATAACTACATTGTAATTCTTCATCTGTTGGAATATATTTTTCTAATTGTTTTTTTGCCATTAGTCTAATTTTAAGAACTCAGTTTCAGCGTGTTTAATGAACCATTCCTTATTTTCTTTATATTTATCTATAACTGCATTTATCATTACTAATTCATCAATTGTAGAAGTCTGTAGCTTTGTTATTATATCTTCAATGCTTCTTAAAATGTTTGTTGTTGTTTCTGCATCTGTATTATAAATAATCTTATATTCATTTCTTACAACTTCTTCTAAGTCTTTATTTAAACTGTTTATTTTGTGTTTAATTTGTTGCTTATATTGTGTTGTGAAAAATAATGCTTCATTTGATTCAAGTAATAATTGACTTAATAAAACTGATTTAAGATATTCTTGTTGTATTATGTTTGTTTCCATTGTTTTGCTTTTGTTATTTCTAAATATGCTACTTCTTTTTCTACTTTATTAGTATTATAAAAATGTGTTGTTGCTGGGTTCTTAAAATTAATTTCCCATTCAGGTATAATAATGTTTAAATTAAAACTATAAATACCTTTTGGAGTTGAATTAAAATACATTGGCGTATCTAAATGCTTTTCACATTCTTGCTTCATTGCATCGTACTTCTTTTTTTCAAGTAATAAAGTACTATAATGTGTTTTTCTGCACTTTAATTCTAATCGATGACCTGTAGCGGGACTGTAACAATCCCACCTTGACATTTGATTTTTAGCTTTAACTAAATCAGGATATACATTTTCTTTTAACCAATCAAATAAATCTGATTCTTTCCAGTTATTCATTAATTTTATATTCGTTGTACACTTTTCTTAGTTCGTCAATTTTACCTTTCCAACAAGAACCGCAAGAACTTAACTGTAAACGATAATTAAAAACATTGAAATAAATATCTGAAACTGCTAATTGTTCTGTCGGTGTTAATGTGTTTTTTAAAGGGTCTAAAAAACCCGTTAATAAATTATAATCTGATTCAGTTAAACAATTGATATTTCTATTGTAAGGAAACAATTTATTTAATGTTTCTTTTCGTTTGTCGCATCCACAATCTATTCCAGTTGCTTTACTAAATGTTTCAACTACCGCTTTAATTCCTGTTGCTTCTGTGATAGCTTCTATCGTATCACCTAATCCTTTTGCTTTTCTTTTAGCCATTTTAATTTAATTTTAATTAATTATAATATTTGTTATTGTACAATTTGCATATAAAATTTTGAATTTATTTTCTGCTTCTAATTGTGTTTTTTCTGTTGTATTAATTTTATTATTTCTACCTAAATAATCTTTGTAATAAATTGTGAAATTTTGCATATTTTTTTGTTATTAATTAATATATATTATTGTAATCGTTAGTGATATAATCATCATATTGCTTCTGAAATTTTTCTTTTAAAATTCCTTTATAGTTTTTAATACTATGGAATATTGAAATTAAACTAATTGTAGTTCCTTTAGCTATATCACGCATTGATAAATCATTATCACGATATAATTTAAATAAAAGCATATCATAACTATTCCAATTTTTTATTTCTTCATCAATCATTAAACATATATCATTATACGCTTTATGTTCTTCTACGTTTGAATCATCAAATAATTCCCAACATCCATCAAAAGATACTTTATTAATCTTTTTCTTTTTGTTGTAAAACTGATAATAAAGACTTCTAAGCGTGAAAAACATATATCCTTTACGTACATTACCATTTACATCAATTAGCTTTGTAGCATCAGCGTATTTCATCAAAGCAATGTAGCTTTCTTGGACAATATCTTCTGCATAATCAAATTCACCAAGTTTATGAATAACTTCTACCCATTCTTTGTGATGTTTTGCAACCTGTTCTAACCATTTGTAGTCGTCCATAGGAAATTAAAAGATATAAATAATATTAGTATTTGAATTGTATGGTCTGTTTCTGTATCATAAACATCATCATTGTATAAAGCACCGAACATAATACCTTTAATTGGTGTAATTAATATATCACAATCAACAAAATTCATTACTATAAAAACTACTGCTAAAACTAATACTAATAATACTATCATAATGTTATTTTTTTATATATGCTGATTTCTTTTCTGTTGTTACTTCTGCTATTTGTACTTCAATATTAATGTGTGTTAATTCTGTATCTATTTCTTTTAACTTTAACATTAAATTTTCAATTTCAATCCAGTTGTATTTTGAATCCATATCAACTAATTGTTTCAAATATAACAACTTTTCTGTTAAGTCTTTAAAATAACTTATTAACATTTTATTATCTGAATTTAATACTAACATTCTTGTTGCAGAAGTATGTAAATCTTCTAAGTGTGTTTTAATTGTTGTTTGCATTATTGGTTTTGTTTTTTATAAATTTTACTTGTTTATTGATTTGTATTTTTCTAATTCTTTCATAATTAAAATATATCTTTTAGTGGGTCGTAAAAAGCACCTTCAACTTGTGGCAATCCAAAACTATTAACTTTAAAGCTAAAGTTTTCAAAACTTGCATTTCTTGAACGTTTACAACTTACTGTTACTAATCCTTTATTTACTGTATTAAGTTCTAATTGTATTTGTGTTTCTGTTTTCTTTTCTAAAAATGAACCTAAATGACCTGTAGGCTTATCTGAACCAAAGTTACTGTGTATTACAGTTATTATATGACAATTTAATTCCTTTGTCCATTTCATTAACTTTTGAACTACATTATTTGATTCTTCTATGTTATTTACGTCTGAACATAAATCTGCTATTCCATCAATAATTACCAATCCAATATTTTTACCTTCTAATTTATCGTAAAGATAATATTCTATAAAATCTATACGTTCTTTAAAAGATAATTGCCTTAAAGCAAGTGTGTGATATTTGTCTGATTTAATTCCAGTCATATCAATTGGTCTTTTAAATACCATTGCAGCGTGAAAATTCCCTTGTTCAGTGTCAAAATGTACTAAATGTTTATCTTCTCTATTTGCTTTTAAATCACCGCAAAATGATTCTAAATGTTCAGCTAAATAAACTGCTGATAATAAACTTACAAAAAACGTTTTCTTTGATTTTGGTGGTGCTTGTATAAAGCTAAAATTTCCGTATGTTCCTAAAGGTACTGGATAACTAACTTCACCATCTTTTGTTTCATAACTTTTAGTTCCAAATGAAATAGCAGGTTTTGGATGTTCTATTTTCTCTAATGGATTAATAAAGCAATCTTCCTCATACATTTGCATTAATAACCTTTGTGCTTCTTTATCCATTGTTTCTTTGTTTTATAATAAATTATGTAATTCATTTATTCTTTTTTGGATTCCTCTTCCATTTTTAACAATATATTCAAACATCCTTTTAAATTCTGTTATATCTTTATTTTCGCTATATTGAATATTAAAATATGGATTTAATTTATTAATTAAATAAGTTTCCAAAATATGTATATCTTTTTTATCACAAACATAAACCTTTAATCCGTGAAAAAAATCTATTTTAAAATTATTAAAAAAATCATTAAAATTGCAATTTGTAAAATCTATTTCTTTTTTACTTTTATAAGTATTTAACCTGTTTTTTAAATTAGTACTTTTACCAACATATACGCACATATCAGAAACTGTATTACAATTATAAAATACATATACACCACACAAATTATCTAATTCTTTAAAATTATCTTCTCTTAAAATAAAGTTATATTTTATTGGTATTGGTAAATCAATGTTTATTTTCATTTGTTTTCTTTGTTTAAAAAAAGGGTAGCTTTTACACTACCCAATTAAATTTAGAACGGCAAATCCGATTCTACTTCTTTTGCAGTAACTTCTACTTTTTTATCAGCAAGTTTAATATTACCATCAGTCCATACTACATTACCATTTCCTAAATAAGACTTTGGCTTTTTAGCTTCTCTTTCTTCTTTAGTTTGTGAATCTGTAGCAGAAACATTTTGTCCGTATTGATTAGAATCATCATTTACTCCAATCGTAAAATTGTAATAAACTGCTCCATCTTTACCTTGTACAAATTTTTCTTTTGGTAACTTGTCAACTCTTAAACTTAAATTAATTAATGCACTCATATTATTTGTTTTTTATTGCTTACCTTTTTTTACTGTTGTCAGCTATTCAGTTTTATTTACTTGGTTAATTCGTCTTTAACTTCTTTAGTCATTTTATATTTAGCTTCTATTGCAGAAACAGAACCGCCCTCTTTGATATATTTAACTGCTGAATTAAATTCTGGTGTATTTTTATTTAACCATTTTAATTCTTTCACTTCTTCAACTTTTACTTCTTTAATCTTTATTTCTTTTTCGTGCTTATTAGAAGCATCAGAATCTTGTGTATCATCAATAAGTAATAAATTACCTAAAGCATATTTTTTTGCGTAACTTGATGCAGAACCAAACTTTTGTGGCATTTGCATTCCTTTTTGTTCTAAGTCTACGCCAACTATAGCTGAAGCACTTATTGTGTCTAAATCATCACTTATTGAAGCTACAGAACGTAACATTGGAAATTGTAAAAATTGTGATTCCACTATTGATTCTGTTATTGTAAAGTTCACTTTATATTTTTCATTGTAAGGTTTTAATGCTTCTAATATATCTTCAGCACTTCTAAAATTGTATTTACCAAAACTATTAAATTTTGATTTGTTTGCTTTAAATTCTTTTTGAATTAAAGACAGTTTTTGATTTAATGTTAATTCCATTTTATTTTAATGTTAGGTTATAAATTTCTTTTTTAATTATAGTTTTGTATTCTTTTGGACAATCTTTGTCTAATGCTTCAAAGCAATATCCTGATAGTACGTTGTTCACATTTTCAAGTTCGCAAACTCTTGCTTGTAAACTTTCGATTTGAAATCTTTGGTAGTCTATTAAATCTTTCATTATAAAATTGTTGTTAAAGTTAAATAAATTGTTGTTAGTGTAATCATAAATAATAATGATAATGTAAAGTCTTTTAATAATTGTTTCATTTTGTTTTTTTTAAGTTGTTATTTCTTCTGCAAATATATAACTGTTTTTTGAATATAAAACTACATTAACAAAACTTTAACAAATAAAAAAAGCTACCTTTTACAGTAGCCTTTTAAAACAAAGAAAAACAAAAACAAATTTTTAACCTAAATCATTAACCTTATTAGTATAGTATTCTATCATTTCAATCAAATCCACATCTGCAAATTTAACTATTTTATGCGATTTTTCATATAACATATCAGGAAAGTTATTATCAAATTTTAAACAAAGATATTTAGTATATAAATAAATTTCTCCTGCTCTAAATACATTACATCCTGCACATTGAACGTGACAATTATCTTCATCCCAGCGTGTGTTATAATGTCTACGTGACATATAATGTCCGTTTTGTAATTTACTCCAATGATTTTTTTTATTACAAGTTACACAAGTTGCAATTTCATCAATAGCATCTTTTCTTCTAATATAAATACTGAAGATTTTATCTAATTTTTCAACTAATGATTTACGACTTGGTTTCTTCATATACAAATGTAATTTTAAGATATTAACAATAGTGTTAAAAACTTTATTTTTTATTATGTATTATATATTATAATTTTGCTTATATTAAATAAAAATATTATGCCGTATACATTAAAAGAATTAAGTTATTTAAAAGACATAGAAAATCATAAAATTATTTATGATGGATATGACTTTATTTGGTATTCTAATCGTGGTAATGATTTTGAATTACACTCAATTAAATGTTTTAAAGATTATAAAGATTTATTATCTTATATATTTTATTGGACAAATAAATATAAAAAAGAATATAATAAAAAAGATACATATTTAGATAGTATGTTAAATCAATTATTAAAAGATATTCAAATTAAAAATATTTGTAAAAATAAAGATTTAAAAACTAAAGATAAAATAAAATCTATTTTTGAAATAAATCCAAATATTAAATCAATGGAATTAGCAAAATTATTAGATTTAAGTAAAATGGCAATTAGCAAACAAATTAAAAAGGTTTACAACTTATAAAAATTTAGTAAACTTTTTTAAATGCTAAAGTGTTTAAAATTAAACAATTACAATATTTTAAAATAAGTTCTATAAGAACGTTTAAATAAACATTATTTTTTCTTTTATTTTCTTATAAATATAATAACAAATTGGAATTAATAACAACCATAAATAATTCCAATAATTCTGTTTTCTATCTATATCCTTTTTAAATTCTTTAACTGAAGTTTTAGTTAATTCCTTTTTAAGTTCATTCTTAACGATTGTTTTCTTTTTAATATGTAAACTATTATCTTTTACTTTTTTGTATCTTAAAACAACGTTTTTGTACGTTATACCGTTTACTACAATATCTTTTAAAGTATCTAAAGGCGTAATAGTAAATTCATCAGTATAAATATCATTTTTAATAGCAATATTTGTTTCTTCTTTTGTAACAATTTTAGTTTCTATTTGTTTCAAAGAATCTTTTTTAATTTCTTGTATTGCTACTTTTCTTGAACCACAACTAAATAAAATTAAACTAACTAAAATAAATATCTGCTTCATAATTTCTTCTTCTTGTTAAACCTGCAACTACTTTTTTATTTACTTTATTC